TTCATTCTCATACGTCAACGATTCTGCGTCGACTTTTTCTTTTGTTTGACAACACGTACCGGCTTCTTCTTTTTCTTTAGTATGCGTATTGCAACATTTTGTTTCGTCTATTGGCATGTTTCACACTCCTTTGTGTCATCAACAGTGACTCCTTTTGAATCACACTTACACATTTGACACGGACATATTCCTAGCATATCAGAATGACCTACCACAGAACAATGGCATAAACAATTGCAACTTTTGCATCTAGTTTCGGCCATAGAAACCGTTCCAGAACCATTCTTTTAATTTTTTCCACCCTTTTTTAATCATCTTTTGTCTCCTCAATATTATAGAAGAATCTATCCGAATCTTCTGCCTTCCATTTTCTATCGTCTTCAACATTCCATTCACTACTCTGAGTCTTCCAGTCATAAGGTATCTCATCTTTCACAGTAAAGGATGGAATACTCCATATTAATCTATTGTTTGGCTGAGCCGCATAGTTGCCATTTTCTAAGGCAAGTATATGTGCGCATTTATGTTCTTGCGGGATCTCCGAATGATCAGTATCGACAATATTACTCTCTGGATGAGCCCAGTCAACCGTAAAAAGATAGGCCCCCGCATACCATTTCTTGTCTTTTCCTATGAATTTCCCGGATTGACCGTCAAGGATATCAAAAGAAGTAACGCTAGGATAATAACTAAAGCAATTCCACAGCTCCAACTCATCAAGTCGCATCCTAGGAACTTCTTTGACATCATATCCCTTTTGTATAAATGCAGAGATGGGTAAACGGTAAAAGATTGCACCGTTTTCCATAATGGCATGGAATAAAATCGGACGACCAGTGATACTAGCCATCGCGAAAATGATGCAGTCTTCAGCTTCCCCGTGATGTTCTTTAAGATCATAGAGATACTCTCTCCGAATCTGCGCATAAGTCGCAGGAATATTCGCGTTTAGATATGCCATTCAACATACAATCCTTCTAGTATAAAATTAATAAAACAATTACTACTGCTACTGCAATAGAAATTTTCTTATGAGCTAAAACTGTTGCCCATAATTTTTTTGCTTGTTCCATATTTCCTCCTAATGTATATCGCCCCAATTATAGCCAGATTCATAGTCTACCTTATTCGGGACTTCTAGATTAACTGTGGCTTCCATTATTTCAACAATACGTCTAGCCTCTTTATCATCTTTTATGGAAATATCCAACTCATCATGTACCTGTATATGTGGGATAATTCCTTCTTTATAAAGATCTAACATGGCTTTTTTAGTCATGTCAGCAGCTGATCCTTGGATAAGTTTGTTTAATGCTTTGTAAGTGTAAGCTCTTTTAATACCAGGTCCATGTTCGGCGAGTGCTTGTTCGTGAGGAAGAGCTGTATGAATCCCAAAGCTTGCAGGTTCCCACAAAGGAAACCGACATGCGCGTCCGAGTAAGGTTCTAATTTTTCCCGACTCTTGCGCACGCTTCATGGTTGAGTCCATTAGTTGTTTAACGAAGGGAACTTTTCCGTGATATTTTCGAAATAAAGAATCCGATTTTTCTTTAGACACCCCAAGTTCTGCCTGAAGTTTATTTTTACCCATCCCATAAAACAATCCAAGATTAATAGTCTTGGCTTGAAGTCTAGGAATGTTGGCCATCTCGGCCACAATACTATGAAAGTCTGCGTCTCCTTTTTTGTATGCCTCTAAAACTTCTGACACTCCATACATTTTTTGAAGAGCTGCGTAATGTACTACGAGTCGTGGCTCCTGTTGATTGTAATCAAAACAACCCCACTTACAACCTTCGTCCGGCAGAAATAAAGAACGAATCATAGGACCTAATTCTTTATTTCGCGCCGGGATTTGCTGAAGGTTAGGATGGGCGTATGAAAATCTTCCGGTTACCGTTCCTCCATTGTCAGAACGTAGTTGATTTATTTCAGAATAAATTCGTCCCTTATGTGCATGTTTAAGAATGGTATCTATAAATGTGGTGTGAGCTTTATTAATTTCTCTGGCTTGAGCAATAAGTTTAACTAGAGGATGAGGATGATTAGACAAAAAATTCTTAGTAAATGAAGGTGCTTGTGTCTTTTCCGTACGATCATAATGGATCTTTAATTTATCAAAGACTCGTGCTATACTTCTGGCCGCCCAAATTTGCACATCTACATCTGTTTCTTTCTTGACTTTTTCTAAAAGCTTGTTCTCTTTGGCGACTAATTGTTTTTTATAATTTAAAGCCTGCTCTTCATCGACACGTACTCCGAGAAACCTCATGTCAACTAAACAAGGAAAGAGATCACGCTCCAGTTTGAAAATTGCTTCTAAGTCCTGACTTATTAATTTTTGTTTTAGTTCTTGCCATAAATAATAGGTAAGTTCCGCATCTTTTTCGGCATACGATCCCACATACAAGGCCGGCAGTTTGTACATTTCAGCTTTAGGGTCTACTCCCCATTCTTTGGCAGCTGCATACAATGCAGATTCATCTTTTCCCTGTCCAATATATTCTCTTGAACAGGAATTAAGATCATATCTTCTTCGATTCTCGTCAATGATCGCCATAGCAATCATGGTATCAACGACCTGCCCACCAATAGCAATATTGCCTAGCGTTCTAATCCAAGGAATATCGTACATCGCATTGTGAAAAATTTTAGTGGCGTCTGTTTTTAAAACATCTCTGAACCAAGACAAGACTTTATCTCGATCCATATTACCCCCGCCGCCATGAGCAATGGGAAAATAGCCGGACCATCCTTCAACACCGACAGCTATGCCTGTGATACAACCATTACCGGTAACAGCACCCGAACCCATCTTAACTAGATCGGGATCCTTAGTTTCTAAATCAATAGCTATTTCTTTATGTTTGGATAGATCAGGAAATTCCTCAGGAGGAATCCATTCAGTTTGGGGTTTGAAGAGTGGTATTTGCATACTCATTGGTGATTCTCTTTCCATTTGTGATAGCCCTCAATCCAACTTTCCTCAGATTTTTCTTCGGAGTAATCTCTTTCAATAATCATATCAATAAAATGTTTAGCCTTTTCTAAATCTTGTTTGCCATCTTTATAAGGATGACGGCAAATGTATTTAACAACATTGCCTTCTGCAAATAACATCTTGTTTTCTATTACAAATTTACTGGGTTGAATTTTCATCGTGCGATAGTGTGTTCCTCCAATTTGTTTATCGTATGCGCTCATATTTTATATCCTTTATACATATCTTTGGGCCTTACAATATGTAAGGTTTCTTTTGTTCTAGTTGCTCCAACATAAAATAATCTTTCTTCATCATCAGGATTTTTATCATATCCTTTTTTGGTGTTTTCTGTCAGATCTGTTAGTAAAACTACATTATCACATTCTCCACCTTTGGCGCCATGGATGGTAGATAAATTAATGCGTGGATCTTGATTTAATTTTTCTCCATTATTTTTCATTGAACGAATATACTCAACTCGGCGATAACCCGCACTGTCTAAAGCTTCGTACCAAACTTTATTTGTTTTTAACCCATAATCTTTTTTAAGTTGGTCGATACCATAGAAAGCTTCTTTAGCCATCCCTTGAATAGCATTCTTATCTACATTCAAAGGACTCATGTAACCAAAAATATGAAATAATTTTTTATGTTCAAGTAAAGATCCTTTACGTAAATTTTCCCAGTCTGTTGCGGCTTGATATAAATCAGCCTCATAATTTCTTTTCTTTTTGCTTTTAAAATACATTCCATCTGCCTGAAGACATTCTTCAATACTATTAAGTTGATAATTAGTTCTTGTTAAAACTAACCATTTGCCATTTTTTAAATTGATTTGATCAAAACTGTCGTACCATTTTATTTCTCCTTCTCGGTTTGCAGGCTTCCAATTTTTGTTGATTCTTTTTGAAATTCTGTTTACAATATTAGCCGCTAATTTATGAATTTGAGCAGGGACTCTAAATGATTGAATTAATTGATTAATTTTTCCATCGAGTGCAATAAAACTATCCACATCGGCTCCAGCCCATCTAAAAATAGCTTGGTCATCATCTCCTGCAACAAAAGAATCCCCAGTTTTTTTCCAAATATTTCTTGCCATATCCCATTGAACTTTTGAAAGATCCTGAGCTTCGTCAATGAAGACTGCATCAAATTGTGGACACTTATCACTATCAATGAACTGTGTAATCATGTCATGAAAATCAATTAAGTCATATTCTTTTTTATATTTTTTTATTTCTTCATCTAATATAATTAATTTTTCTCGAGAAACTTCCTTCGTATGTTCTCCTAAATCATACTGCTGTACAGCTGTAATTTTTTTATGTCTAGCCGTAGAAATAATATTTAATTCTTCACTTTTTGATGAAAAGAAGGCGTGGTTATCATCATTATCCCAAGCTGGTACTTGAAGAGGTATTTTTATTTTGTCTCCTAAATCTTTGTAATGATCAGGTTGCATAACGTTTTCTCTTTTTAACCCTAATCTTCTGAACGCTAATGAATGAAGCGTTCTAAAATAAGGTAAATCATCTTCAGTTAAGTTAAATTTTTTTATGGCGCGCTCTCGTGCTTCGTTTGCAGCTTTTTGAGTAAAAGCAAAATAACCAATCTTATCAGGATCTGTTTCTTTTAAATATTCTTCCACCTTCAGGAGTAAAGTTTCTGTTTTACCTGTACCTGGTGGTCCTAATACTATTGTTCTCATTAATAAGGATCCTTTGGTTTATACTCGGGTGATTTAAAACTATTTTTTTTATCAGCAAATTTTTTTACATACATGACTCTCATACTCTTTCCTCCTGCATCTATAAC